AATTGGACTTCTATTTCTGCATATAATCTTCCAGTATCACAAAGTACCGTTTGCTCCCTATCAACTACAAATCCTATTGTTTCTGTATCAACTACAATTATTTGTTTATCATCTCCTACTGGAGTTTTTCTAAACGTAAATAAATGTGTTTTTACGTTATTATTTAACTGGTAAACATAAATATTGTAATCTTCCAAATCAGCAATAAGAATATTTGCGCCAGCAGAATCTTTTACTTCAAAAGTTCTAATAGTTACATCCGTACCCTTTAATATGTTTTCTACTGCCATTATATATCAATTATAACGTATTGTATATTAATAATTAAATCAGAATCCCCAGCCGTTGGATTCCCAACTAATGTTTTAAAATATATTCCCTTATCTTCCATCACTTGCTCATCTGTTGCTCCGTAAGCCGTATCTTGTCCCATTACAAAAGACTTAAATAATGATGCAGCTAATGAACTTGCCGCTAAAAAGAAATTCTTATTTGAACTTGCTGCGTAAATTGCAGGACTTGTGTTTGTAGCATATGGCGTTGTTCCATAATCAACTGTCATTATAGCCCTAAGAGGCACAATAGCTTTACCAGCCCCAGCCGTTGGGATTAATAAAACAGGTGTTGCAAATGACGTTAAAACATTAGCACTTGGAATTGTTACAGTTGTGCTATAAATAACAGTAGGACTTGCGGCATCATCAATAGTATTTAATCCGCTATCAATTATATCTTGTATAATTTCTCGAACTTTTGACGCTGTATTTTGTCTGTTTAGAGCATCTGTAATATTAGCTACCAGCGTATTTGTTAAATCTGTTCTATTCTTTACAGCCATTAGTTAAATGATAAATCAAAGCTTTCATCAAATGAATTACCAGTATTAATAACTGGATAATCTGTTGAAATACTTATATTGTTAGTACTAAAATAATTAGTCAAATCAAACCCTTGTTCTTCGTAGCTTATTTCTAAACCTACTAAATTAGGGTAGTGTATATTAGTTATTGTTGGATTATCTTCAATAATCTTATAAACAAATTCAATACTCCCATACAATTGCAAAGAAAGGTCAAAAAGTGTTTGTCCATCCTTTACTGTTACTGTTTTTGTTGCCATTACTCTATTCTGTTAGCGTCAATACTATATTTATCATTACCCTCAACTTTAACCTCGTTTACATTGTAACTATCGCTTTCAAGTTGAACCGTAATATTTCTTTTTATAATTTGCTCCATACCTACCGAAGCAATGTAATTATCTATACCAACTCCAATAAGTGGGTATTGTTTAAATGCTCCAAAGTAACTTTTTATAATTAAAATTACATGGTTTTGGTCGCTATCGGATATTTTAAAATCTCCGTTTTCTATAACCAAATCTAAATCACTATCTAATGCTATATCTTTAACCATTGCCATGAAGTACTGTTATGTTCTCTAATTCCGTTTGTTGTGTTGGTGTAAGCGTTCCTACTACTGGCGAAGCACTTGGACTTGTTGTTGCTGGAGTACTTACATTAACGTATGGGTGTGTATGTGTATTGAAAGTGTTAATAATTGAATTTACCTTATTTTCTAAAGCATTTAACTTATCAACTAAATCTCCAATTTTTACCAATCCATCGTAATTATCGCCATTTAACTTAATCTTTTCAATACCACTAAACATTGCAACATATCCAGTATATTTATTAATCATTGTTACAACTACCGTACTGTTTACAGTTGGTATAATTAAAAATCCATCCGTATTTTGAGCCATTAACCTTACTTCTAAAAGGTCAGCATCTCCATTTATAGGCTCGCAATCACAAGTATTATTAGTTGTATCTACTGACTTAACCTTGCACAAAACAGAGTACAAAACATCATCTGTTTTTGTAAGTTCCCTTATTGCTTGTTTTATACTGTTGTTATTAGCCATTTAGTTTTATTCCTATTTCAATATCTTGTTTGTAACCATCTTCGGTATTAAAAGACCTTTTTACGCTTACTACTTCATACGTTCCGTTCTTTTCGGGTATCTTATCACTTACCAATTTGCAAGCGTCCCCATGTCTAATATAAGGCTCGCCAAATGTTTTAAACGAACCGCTAAACCCCTCATATTTCCACTCTGCTAACTTTAATTCTGCAAACTTTCTCAATGCAGTTTCCGTTGCGTTTTGAGTATGGAATGTTTTTAAAGCACCATCTTCATCGCCTACTTCAACTTCTGTTTTACTGTTATCGCTTGAATTTATAGAGATAGCTTTTACTTTTAATCTCATATCTTCTTCACGTTGGTATTCTAAACTTGAATCATCAATTATGCTTTCTTCAAACTTAAATTCAATCGTTTGTGTATTGCTTGCATCTGAGGCTAAACCAACATTTAAAACTCCATCAACAAAGTAACTATAAAAACCATAATCACTTTTTAAAGTATCTAAAACTTGTGCCACACTTGCATTACTTATTTTAAAACTACCTAAATTAACATCTAATAAAGTCCTAAAATCTATAACCGTACCGATTATATCAGTTAGCAATTGTTTTAGTGTTACCGTTGTTTTAGAATACTTAGGTATAATAGTTTGCTTTAAAATAAACATATTATCTTCACACTCCAATACTATTGGTGTTTTTGGACTTACTTTTGTTATGTAACCATTAAACACCGTTCTAAGGTCAGGAAAATAACCTAATTCAATCTTAACGCTATCCCCTCTTTTAAATATACTATTCAATCCAACCGCTATTGGCTTTCCATCAAAATTTAACTTTCTAGGTATAGTTATTTTTGCAGTTTCTGTTAAATTCTCATAACTGCTTTCAATCTCTACACTATTAACAAAGTCAAATACTATTTCAGTACCATCCGTTTTACTTGTAAATGTTATTTTGCTATTTAGTCTTAACATTATATAAATCTTGGACTTGCTTTACTTGTTCCTGCTGTTGTATTTTGTGTTTGGCTCTTAATCTCAAAAGGTGTTTCACTTAAACAATTAAGTTCAAACGGTTGCACGTTTCTCATACCCTCAACTTGAGCAAAAGAATAATCCTTAATTACTATATCTTTAATCCCAAACATATTGATATATTGAGATGCAATAGAAATAGGTGCAGGAGCATCGCAAAAATCCTTTAATCTTTTAACATCTTGCTCGGGATAGTAATCTTGTGCTGCCGAAGTTATAACACCTTTAATATTTATCGTGTAATCACCATCACTAATATACTCTTTTATAGTTCCGTTTCTACCTTGTATTGACGTTGTTATAATGTTTTTACTTTGGTTAATATCACATAGTGCCACTCCAAAATGAATGGTATCTAATGTAATCTTTTTACCATCATACGCAATATAATTCATTCCCATAAATGTAAGAACGTCAAATACTGGTAACCCAAAGAAACTATTTTGTTTATCCCTTTGTCCATCTTCTTTAGCCAACTCCTGCAAAGTAGCTACATTGCCACCATTTACTTGATAAAATTTAGGCTTAATAAAAGATAGTCCGAAGTTCTTTAAAATTAACTCCGACTGTCCTTTAGGATTAAACCCCTCATTTAATGTAAAATTATTATTCATTATCGAGTAATCATGTTTAAATCGTTTACACTTTCTAACAATACTTTAGTAACTTGCTCTTTTATTTGAGCATAACCACCTTGTATGTTTTGTGTGCTTATTTCTAATTTCTCTACTAATTTTTCAATGTTAATAGTTAAACTTTGTGGTCTTGCTCCGCTTACCTCTGTTCCACTCCCCAATCCTTTACCGCTTGCATTTCCGTTTGCATCAACTCCACCAGTAGCACCCATTGAACCGCCTAAAGCACCACCTATTCCATTATCTGCATTGAATGATTTTTTGCCTTTAATTATTCCGCTTAACGCTGCTCCCTTTTGTATTCCATCAGCTTCACCAAACTTCATTAAAGCCTCTTTCATCTTATCTTGGTTACGTGTTAAAACAGACTCTAACATTAACCCAATACCCTGAAAATTCAACTTTAACACCTTGCCCATATTTGAAAAAACACTCATAAAGGCGTAAACGCTTTCTCTAAATCCACTAAACGTATCCCAGCAATATTTAATAGCATCTACTAAGGCTAATACCCATCCCAAAATTGGTACTGCCTTAATAGCCATTCCTATACCTTGAATGCCTCTCTTTAAGAATGTAGTAGCGATAGTTGTTTTACTTATACCCATTGCCATTGCTCTTTGTGCAACCGCAAATGAATAGCTTTCAATAGTAGCTAACTTTAATTTTAACCAGTATGAAGTCCACAATATAACCGCAGTTTTAATTAATGGCATTAGTAATTTTACTACACTTAATAACATTGATAACCCTTTAACTATTGCAAAAATAGCTGGTTTTAATTGATTAAATACATCGTATAATAAGAATGTAAATTGGTCTTTTAAATTGCTTATTTGACCTCCAACTGTTTTACTTTGGTTTTCTAATCCTTTAAAAAACATACCACCTTTTTCACTTGCTTTAGCAAAAGAATCCGTTAATTGTTCGTAGGTTATATCCATCTCTTTTAACTCAGCAACACTTTTACCAGTTGACTTAGCTAACATTTGATAAATAGGAATACCAGCAAATGCAAACTGTTTAACGTCCATTGCACTTGCCTTGCCTAATGTTTTTATCTGCTGTAAGTTTACAGCCATTCTACTTAATTCATCAGTACCGCCACCAGTAGCTGCAATAGCATTTCCTAATCCTAAAACATCTGTTCTTGCTTGTCCAGCACTTACCCCAGCACCAATAAGTAAACTATTTGCCTGCACTAAACTTGCAACGTCAAACGGAGTACTTGCAGCATCTTTTTTAATTTGTTCAAATACACCAGCAGCCTTTTGTGAACTGCCCAATAGTGTTTCCAAACGCATACGCATAGAATCGAACTGAACACCAGTATCTAATACAGATTTCCCTAATGCTCCTACTCCTAATCCTACTGCTAATGTTTTTAACTTACTTCCTAAACTGTTAAACGAACTATCTAATTGCTGCGTTTGCTTAATTGCAGCGTTCATCTTACCAGTAAATAAGTCTTGAAGTGAAAGGGTATATTTTAAATTCTGATTACTCATTTTTTATCTTGTAGCGTTCCGTTAAACTTTAATACAAAAAACATTTCAGATACCAGCTTACAAAACTGATTCTCAGTTAGTTTATCTACATTAATATTTGGATAATAAAAACGGAGCATTGCGGTATTTTTTAACACCTCCTGCTCCGCTATTTCACTTGAATACTGGTTTAATTTTTTTTTAAAACAGCTTCTTTTTTTCTTAACATTTCTACAATAGGAGTTTCGCAGGACATTAAAGCCTCATCATTTTGGGTAATCAAACTTAATTCATCGCCTCCAATATAACAAGATTTTAAACACGCTTCAACAGCTTTTAAAGGGTCATTTCCAGTTGCTAATTTACTTACCATTGCGTAAATCATACGGTCAGGCTTCTTTAAATAAATCGTTGCAAACTCTGTCTCTTCATCGTTTAAAGGTGCTTCAATAGTGTAAACTATCTTATGCTTTCCCTTTAAGCTGTTTAATTCCAATTGTAATTCTTCTTTAGTTTTCATTTAGTTTTAGTTTTAATAGTTATTATGCCCAATCAATATGAGAAATAATAAGTTCCAATTCTACTGGAATAGAAGTGTCGCCTGTTGCGGTTTCTCTGCTATTCTTTTTGAATCGTACATTTCTCAATTTATGAATGCGTGGTGTTAATGCAGAATCCAAATAAGCTACGATAATATCGAACTCAGGAATATCCATTACCAAACCATTTGGTGCTACTGATTGCAAATTTTCGATTTCTTCCATCAACAAGGTTACGCTTGCTGTTGGCTCAATCTTACCATACCCACGAGATACTGGTCTACGTCCAGCACCGTAAATATTAGTCATATCTTGAGTTTCATCGTATTTTATTGCAGTTACACCAACGATAGGCACACCCATTACATTCATTGTAATGTCGCTCCACTCGTAGCTTTTACCGTTAATTAAAGGTTGTATGTTATTCATTTTTTCTTAATGTTTTTAATTAAATACTTACTGCAAAGCCTACGTTTACTTCGATATTATCTGCACTTCCTAATGGTACAATAGATACTGAAATCTCTAAAGTTGATGTACTTAATACATCTTGTGTAGGGTCAATCCTAACGCTAAAAGCACTTACCTCAGCATCTCTTTGCATTACATCTAAAGCACGTTTACAAAGTGATTCAAAATAAGCTATTACATCATCCGTAAGGCTTCCATCTTCGTTTACTTTAATAGGACTTGCTAAAGCTGGCAATAAGAAAGTACGCATACCTCTAATGGCTTTATTGATAGTTCTATTGTTGTTGATACGAGAATAATCAGAAGTTACTAAAGTTGATGTGTAAGGATTGTTAAAATAACTACCAGTTAAACTGGTATGTTTTCTTAAAAATACAAATCCTTTTGCATCTAAATTATTAATAGAACCATCTGAAATTACATTGTAAACTTGACCGTTTGCAAAGTTCAAAGTTTCATACTCTGTATTTGCTACGTTAAATTTAGATACCCATGCAATTGATTCGCTTACTTTTGCAAACGCTACTGCACCTAAACAAGTTCCTAAACATCCGATACTTTTGTTAGTTGCTTTCCATAACTTATAACCTTTTGCTGCACCATCTTGCCCAAACATAACAGATACGTTTTGTGAACTTAAAGAGTGTGTAGTTGTTAAAGCTGTTAAATCAGCAGTACCAGCAAAGTCAGGATTGTAAAGAATTTCTAAAGGTTTGTGGTTTGCTTCGTTGTTTGTTGCTTGTGTTTGCAATAAAGTTACAGTTCCAGTTGCATAAGCAGCTTGAGTGTAAACACCTAACTGTCTAATAGCACCTAAAGCGTAATTTTGCATTGTTGTTACTTCTGCAAAGTCAGAAGATACTGCATAAATACCAATATAAAGATTTCCTTTAGGTTGTAATCTAAAGTATTCTTCTATGTGATAGTGCATAATATCAATTGTACTTGCAACACCAGCTACTACGTTTTGAGTTAATGTTCCTGCAACAGTTCCAGTTAATGTAGCAACATAAGGAGTTCCACTATTTAAGAATATACCCTCAGTTAATGGTGCTGTAATTGTTACAGTTGCTGTTGATGGACTTGCACTATAACCATGTGTTGACGTTCCTAAGTTAATTTCTGCTGCTAAACGTGCTGCCGAAGTTGTTAAAGTTGATACATCTGCTGTTACTTGTGTATAATTAGCAATTGTTACTGCTCCCTCAATTCCAGTTACTACTAATTTAACAGTATCGCCTACTGCTCCTTTATTAGTTACTTCAAAGGTTGCTGTTGATGCTGTTGCACCAGTTCCTACATTAGTAATACCTAATGCCTCCGCTTCTGCTAAACTAAAAACTTGTTTAATTCTATAATTAGAACTAAAACCAGTTGGTAAAGTAGCCGAAGTGTAAAATAAAAGTGCTGAGATATGGTCTTCGCCTGCTAATGGACGTCCTAAACCTCCCTGACCTTTAATAAATACTACATCGTTTGCCATTTAAAATATTTTTAAGATTATTTCTTTTTGTTTGATTTTGTAGGTTTCTCAACCTCGCTTTTTGGCTCTGCTACTTCTTCTTTAGTTTCTGCAACTACTTCATTAAGTTTTTCTGTTTCGCCTTTGAATACAAAAATCTTAACATTTCTGTCAAGTGCATTTTGTCGCATTACTGCTATGTCATTGTTTAAATAAACACCACCATCTCCAAGTACACATAATGTTTTAACATCATCTTTACTCAAATAAGGTTGCGCCAATTTACTTGCAAATTCGTTTGTCATTTTAGTTTAGTTTAAATAAGCACACCCGAAGTTAATCGAGTGTGCTATAAGTTAATATTAGTTAGCTTGAACGATTGCTACGATACCTTTTTGGTCAGTACGTAACTTCGCTGCTCCATGCATTACTAATGCAGAGAATACAGAACCGTAGTATTCTGGTTTGTCTTCATCATAGAATACATCAGTAGTACCCATTGCTTTACAAACAAATGATGGATGGAATGCTAAACAAGCCATGTTATCAGTTGTTGCCTCAGTTGTTGGAGTTCCATCAGCATCAACAGCTTTCAATGCTGGTGTACCTGAGTTATCATAAACAACTACTGAAGGACGTAAGATAATATCAAAACCATGAATACGGTTTACAACACCACTTGGTAATGCAGATGAACCGTAAGATTGTGCTTGGTAAATATCTTGGATTGCTAATAACTGACCGTTATAAATGTCAGATGGCATAACCAAAACACGACCGTTTGCCGGTACATTTTGAGCATCTAAAATACCTTTTGCAGCAGCAATATCAGCTAAAGTAATAGCTAAACGAGTTGATGTTGCAGATGGTGCTAATGCACTTGATACAGCAGAACCAGTTGTTTTACGGTATGTTCCTGCACCAGCTGGTGCCCATGCGTAAAGTGTTTGGTTTCCGATTACATCTCCTAAAGTAGAGATGTGTTGTGATAATACTGATTGACGTTTAGCGTAGTTGATTTGCAACTCTTCTAAGTTAGTCAATAAGATAGGGTCAGTAGTGTATTCTGCCATATCATAAGTTAAATCAGTATCAGTACGTTGAGAAATAGCAGCAGGTAATACTGTTCTATTTTTCTTTACAGATGGATTTGCTCCAGCTTGTGGTACGTGTACCGTTTTGTTGCTAATCCACATTGAGTGGTCAGTAGCTCTATTTACAAATTCGTTATTAGCGAATAAATTTTCTTGGATGTCTGCAATCCAAACTTCTTTTTGTAATGCCATTTTGTGTTTGTTATTTAATTATTATTATTTGGATTAATCAATTTGAATTTTTGCTCCCATTGGCAAAAAGATAGTACCATCGTACCAAAATCCTTGTGTCCAAGTTTTACCTGCTGAACCAGTAACTACTGGTGCATCAATACCAGTACCGAATGTAAATGTTTCAGAACCATTTGTTTTTACTTTTAGAAATAAAGTTGCTCCTGCTTTTAATTCAGAAGATAAAGTTAAATCTAATGTTCCGTTACCAGTTAAAGTAGTTAAAGAAGATACATAAGTAACATCAGCATCAATTGTAAGTGCTGTTGTTCCAGTTGCTGCGATTGCAGCTACTTTTGCTGCACCGAATGGTTTGTTAATTGTTGCCATGTTTTATTTTTGTTTTTTATAAAATTCGTTATACATATTTTCGTAAGTTTCAGGAGATGTGTTACGGATTGTTTCTAATCCTTTTGCATCTTTCTTTTCCCAATCTCTGATAGTCCAAGCTGAACGGTCTTCTGAGCCTTTCTTTGTTACTACGTTTTTAAAGTCAAATACCTTTACTGGCTCTTTTACAGATTGTTTTGATAGCATATTTTTAACTGCTTCAAAATTCACTTTTGCCAATTCAATTGTAGCTGCTTTGTCTTCTTCTTTTACATTAAAAGAGTTTACCATTTCTTCGATAGATGCAAGTTTATGTGCTTCTTTCTCAGCTTCGATAGTTGTTAGTTCAGCTTCTTTTACTGCTAACTCAGATTTAATTCTCTCGTTTTCAGCTTGCATTTCTTCAAGTGAATTTTTCAACTCACTAATTTTAGATACTACAATTTCTTCGCTTGAATTTTCATCTAATCCTAATTTGTTTGTGATTAAATTCATTTGTTTTTTCGGGTTTATTAATTTATTATAAATTAAAGCCATGTTGTATAGGCTTTCACTGGTATTCATTTTGATTTTTTTGCCACTTGATACAACAACATCTACCATTCCTTTTTCTTTAGCAGTCTTTGCATCTAACCACGTTTCAACATCCATCATTTTAGAAATAGCATCCTCGTCTTGTGAAGTTCTATTTTTTAAAACAGTTACTAATGTATCTTTCACTAAATTAAGAACAGCCTTATCAGAACCTCCACTTGGATTGTGTAGCATTAATGTACCGTAATCCATCATATAAACTTTCTTACCACACATTGCAATAACTCCTGCAATTGAAGCTGCTAATCCATCAATATAAGTATCAACTGGAATAGCACTATTTAAAATTGAGGATATAATAGAATAACCATCCATTACATTGCCTCCAATAGAATTTATACGAACATTAATTTTGCTACACTTATCTTGTAAGTATTGCATTTCGTATGCAAAATAACTGCCATCAATACCATAAGTGA